GATGTAGCCATTTGCATTTGTGTTTGCGCTAAAGTAACGCGCTGAGCCATAGAGAAAATATTCGGATCAGAAACAGGTAGTATGTCAACCCGTTCATCAAAATCTTGTTGTTTAACAACACGATTGCCGCCACGAACAGCATAAGGATACTCAGCCGGTAAACTTTCTGCAAAGACTCGTGATAGTAATTTAAATTCAACTTTTTGTGCGTAATGTAATCGTTTATGAATAGCGTTCATCACTTTCGTGCCGCGTTCCATGATTGCCATTGTTGTGCCTACAGGATTTGCTTGTGAGCCTTCGCCCATTTTGTTATCAGCAATAGCAGCAAACTTTCTGCCTGCATCGACAACAAACCCTAGTAAAGCAAAAAGAGTTTGACTTGGTTCTTTGTAAGGTATCAACATCAAGGATTCGCGGATCGCGCCCCCCGGTGCATCTACATCCCGGAACTCTCCGGGTTGGAGCGGTTGATCGTCGTCTCGAACACGCAGCCCTCTAGCTTTAAAGCCCGCAGGGAGATTGGACAATGTACCTGCATCAATGAGTTGACGGAGTGCTGACGTAGCTGTTCTTGAGAGACCCCCGAGCATGTGGATAAGGCCAAAGCCATAAAAACCAAGACCGGGTAAAAACTTATAGTGAACAAAGTATTGTATCTTTTTTCGGAGAGGATCGTCTTCTCTGTAGTTTCGGTATATGGCCAAAACTTTTCCCGATCCTTCGTCAACAGTAACAACATAAGGCAGTTTAATACCAGTAGGTTCTCCTGTTTGCGAGTCTTTATCTTCGAAACCGGGTATGTCCAAATCGCAATGAAACTCTAAGAGTACTATGTCCTCTGCGTTTTGCGGCGCAGAAATCCCATCTAATTCATCGTACTTATCTTGTGCATCGTTGTTATCAACTTGTGACATCATCACATCAATATCACGGTACATACCGCTTACTTGTTTCTTACGTAATTCATTGCCCATTGTTTTGATGACATGCGTCACGCGTTCACAAGATTCCATATCAGTAGAAACATATGGCATGACCACATCTTCTGCTGGTACAAACTTTGATACGGCTCTACCTCGTACACTTTCGTAGTAAACTTTTTTAAAGGCACTACCCGCTAGTGGTAAATGAAACAGCATTTGATCAAGCTCTTGATCGTACTCTTCCATCTCATAACTAATTTGATAGTTCATGAACTCTTTCACACGTTGTGATTGTTGTTCAATCTCTGGTGTTATCTCACCCACTATTTGTGTGCGGATAGGACCTTCGGGAGGGAGTAACTCTTTATAAGCTTGCGCTTGAAACTGTGTAACTGTTTCTGCTAGTAACGGGTGTGTAACACCTGTTGCACCAGCAAAAGGTTTTGATCTGTCTTCGTATTTAAATCCTAGTAAGTCTAAACCATCGGTATATGTTTTTAGCCAATCGGCTCTTGCATCTTTATCGTATTCGTAATCATTTATTAAACCACCAGCTAATGATTCTAATTCATCATCCGGTATAAGTTCTGCTAGGTTCGCGTTAAATGCTCCTTCCATAGAAGTATCTTCAACAGGGTTCACAATTGCTGAACCATCCTCCAACATCATTGCATCACCTTCCATCATTGGTGTTGTAATTTCTTGTGCTGAATCTGGAGCTATCTCTAGATCAATCTCTTCGTTTACTTTTTCTATAGCCATTATACTCCTACAGGTCTTGTTATATCATTGATACTAGCGATGCCACCATCTCTAAATGTCATTGGTTCTTTTTTCATTACACCTAAGTCTTGTGCCATGCTTTCCATAACAGATTGTGGTATTAAATCAGCAGCCATGGTCGATGGTCCACCAAAAAATAATCCCATAACAAATCTTTTTGCTAAATTAAGTGCTGCTTCTGGACTAACATTTTTAGCCTTTGATACAAAGATTTCCATAAACTTTTGTATTTTTGTTTCTTTTGGTGCGTCCATTGCATTGACTTGATCAAATGTTTTCTTTGCTAGTTTTGATGTATCTGCTCTTAGTTGTTTATTATCTGCTGTCATTGGTGTTGCACCTTGTGATGCAAACACTCCTTTTAATTCTGGTTGTATACCTTGATACTTTAGACTTGGAGGAACCTTCGCATTATATTCAGCCAAGGCTCTTGGGTCTTTGCCCACTCTTCTTGTAAAATCTGCTTGTTCTTCTTTAGTGATGATACCTCTATCTTTTGCTAAATCAAATAGCATTGTTGGTGTCATACTTTTAGCAAATGTTGGTAACTCAAAGATACCTGCACCCACAGGTCCTTTTGCTGCTTTAGCAGATTGCGCTGCTATTTTTTTATTTGCTTGTGTAACTTTATCTACCATTTTATTTTTCCATCGCAATGGCGGCTTTCACCGCCATGCGACTAACCCAGTCAGAGGTGTGTGCGTTTTCGGCCGACTGGTAACTCATTATGTTTTTCTAGATGCTCCCCAACCACGTTTAGTGATCATCTTGCTTTTGTTATTGTGGACAGATCCACCGCCCATGTATCCTTTTACTTCTCCACCTTTGGCATATTCTTTAAAACGCCCTTCATCTTTTAGTGTTTTACCTCGCAAGGCTAAATCTTTAGCTGTTGTTCTTCTACCCGGTGTGCTTAATCTACTAGAATTATTTGTTCTGGTATTTGCTACTTCAATCCCCGGTTGTCTATTACTTGATAGTCTGTAAGGATTTTTTTTAGCGCGTTCGTCTCTTGGTGGTTTTAATTTTAATTTTGGTTTAATGTCCGGTTCTGGTTTTGGTTTCGGTTTAATATCTCTTGGTGGTTTTTCCTTTGGAACAATTTTATCATCGTCCAATAAATCTTTAAGTTTTTCTGCAACTTTATTAGCAGCTTTTTTAGCAGCTACCATTACTTTGATTACGGGCATACTTGCAGCAGCATCCATAATTGTTTTAGAGTAAGTGTTCCCTTGATCGTCTGTAGCCATTAGTAGTACTCCCTTGGTTCCGTGATCCGTGGTTCGTCGTAGTAGTCATCGGGAAGTTGAACAAAGTTGCCTTGACGGTATCGCATGAGCGCTTGTGTTGTTGAATCAACATAATCGTCATGATCGCCAAAAGGAAAAGCTGCACACTCCTCTATAACGTCCTGTGCCCATCGTTCATCCGGACACCATACTTGGCCCGATTCAAACATAGGGGCTACTGAATTTACCCGAACATGTTTATCGTTCCCTCGACTTGGTGTAAAGTTTACAACAGGTATTCCTGCTGATCTTAACTCATCTGTCAACGGAAGTCCAGAAGCTTTTGCTTCTACAATAACTGTTTCTGGTTCCCAGTATTTATACTTATCCATAGCAATTTTTTTCAGCTCTGTAAACTCCCATCTTCCTTTTTCTGCATCTAATAATATTATTTGTGGGTTTCCCTTACTTGGGTGACTAAACACACCCCATGTTGTAATAGCAGAATAGTCCGCTGTTTCTTTTTTACTAAAGGCTGTATCATAACTTTGGATGACATGAATTAGATCCGGTACCTCATCTTCTTCCCATATCTGCCACCATTCACGTTTCAGTATCGAGCCTTCCTCGGCTGTTGGATTTTGCTGCCACTGTGCTTGCCACTTCTGCTCGGTTAAGGAAGCCTTGGTCGCGGTCAATGAATCAATGTCCCAGTACTCTGGCCAAATAGGTTTGTTGCTTGGTAATATCGCCGGGAACTCAATAAGCTCCCATTGGTCTGCCTTGGGTTCTTTTGCTTGTGCGTCAATCAATCTTCCTGTTAAATCTTTCACGGACCAACGGGTCATAACAATAACGATAGCGCCGCCGGGCTGTAGACGTTGTCTTGGTCCCGAGGTGTACCATTCATAGGCACTGTCAAAAGCTGTTTCGGATAGGGCGTCTTGCTCGGAGTGTGGATCATCAATGATAAGCAAGTCTGCACCACGGCCCGTGATACTTGAACCAACGCCCGCTGCAAAGTACTCGCCGCCTTTGTTTGTTTCCCAACGGCCCGCTGCTTTACTGTCCGCGGATATCGCAACTTGGTCAAAGACTTGTTGATAGACTTGACTGTCAATAAGATTCTTCATCTTACGTCCAAATCTTACAGCAAGTTCTGTATTGTGTGTTGTTTGAATTATCTTGAGTGTAGGTTTATTGCCCACTAACCAAGAGGGAAACAAGAAAGAAGCAAACTCTGACTTTGTATGTCTGGGTGGCATATTTACAATCAAACGTTTGATTTTACCATCTCGTATGTCCTCAAATTTTTTTGCAATTTTTTTGTGATGATAACCGGAGACAAAGTCTGGCCAAACATGTCGGACAAAAGGTATGAAACTTTTTTCCGCAGAATCCAGCTTTTTCAAATGTTCGGTAATTAGTTGTTCTTGAAGTTGAACTTCAGTTTGAGAAACCATTATGAAAAATTTTATATAATATTTTTATGGGATAATCAATATTTTCATTCGTACAGATTTAGGGGTGTGGGTATGTCTGGATTAGTGTTACGCGCAACTATGTAGGAGTCCCATTATACTATTTAGGGGGCGCCCCCCGAAGGGGGGCCGCTACATGTAGTAGGTTCCAAGGTCCACGCATACTAGATATAGTACCCCCCGAAGGGGGGCGAGTTATCCACAGCCACTAGATATGGTACATGGACCGCGAAGCGGGCCACAAGATGTAGTACCCCCCGAAGGGGGGCTGCGACAATTGGTCACATTGACACAATATGTGGTACGTGGAACGCGGAGCGTGGCACAAGATATAGTATGCCCCCGAAGGGGGCTGCGACGTTATGTCACATTGACACAAGATATAGAACCCCCGAAGGGGGTGCGACATATTGTCACATACTAGATGTAGTATGTTTCACGGTCACAGAACCACTACCCATAGCCCCCCGAAGGGGTGCGACAATTTGACGCATTGACATTTTAAATGTTTTGTGATCGTGAACCGTGGTTATTTCTTCGCGGTCAAGAAATCTAATAATAAAGAATATTGCGACGGTTCAAATTCCAAGGAACACGGATAATCAAAACCATTTTCGAGGAGTTCTCTCCCTTTGTTGCCGTCATACAGTTTGATGACCTTGAGCCTTGGGGCTTGGACAATATAAAAGTTATTAGGATTTTCTTGAAAGTTCTTATAATTCCAAGATATTTGAAGAGGGCTAATATTAATTCTATTTTGTTTTATTATTGTTTTACACTCTAACCAGAAAGAAAAACCACTATAAACGCCGTATAAATCGGGTATTCCGCCCCCGTGTCTGTTTTCAATTCTAGTCCAAAAGACTTGGTTTAATTCTCTGAATATCTGTTTATAAAAAAGCGTTTCGGGTTTTGTAGACATAAAAAAACCCGCTAATTATAGCGGGTCTTATAAGATTGTAAAAAGATTAATTACTTATTTAAAAAAAATTCGGGGTCACGGGTAATATTAACCGCGACGCCGTCAATATCATAACCAGTTGACAAAGCCGTAATATCCTCATTTGATAAGTTTTTAAGTGCATTAATTTCAACGCTTTTAACTTCTTTGATACGATCAATAAAAGTATTTGGTTTGAATGATCTATTATCAATTTTACAAAAAGTTGAAATATCATTTATTAACTCATTACTAGCATTATTAACGCCAAGAATTTTGGCTAATTGCTCATAATGTTTTTTTGATAGTGCCATATGCTTTTTATCCTTTCTTAATATGTTTATAGCATAATCTAGGATAAAAACAAAGCGTAAAAAAACCCCTGTTATAAGGTCACATTATAACAAGGGTTATTAATTAAACCGTGATAAACTTATTTTATACGGCTAATTCTAAGGCTGTATTCATAGCATTAGTTTTAATATTACCTTTTCCATTAGTGAAAAAGTTATTTTTTAGACGGCTTGATATTTGATCAACACCGCCCCTTAAATGATCTTCATTATAAGTAACGCAATTAAAAGCTTTCCAATAAGTATCTCTTCTTGCGTGATTGCCTGTATTTTGCAATTTATAAGTTTTACCATTAGTTTCAATAGTATCGTGAAAAACCCCATAACATCTTTTAATATTAGTTATATTTGAGCCGTCTAAATCATTCAATGAGTTATATTCCATTGATGATTTTTGAAAGTCATTTAATAGTTTAGGATTATAAACAAGGATAAAATATTTCAATAAATCGCTTTCTTTTATCTGTTTATTGTCAAGGGTTTTTGCTTGCTCTGAATATTCTTGATTGCTTTTTAACGCCGTATCAATTTTAGATTTTACCAAGTTTTCAAATTCAGTTGAAAATTCTATTCTATGGCTAATTCCTATTTTAAATTGGCTGTTATCTTTTAAAGCATTCATAAAAGTATTCGAACACCACACAGAAATATTTGTTGTCAAAATTGATGATTTGTCGCGTCCTGTATGAAAGTTATTAAACATTATATAAGACTTTACAACATCATCTCCAATATTAAACTGACCGTTTGTTTTTGCTAAGAAAGTGACATATTTGTCTCTATCATAGCTAAAAGCATGTTCAAATTTGATACCTGTATTTCTAGCGACATGATCACCAATTCTTGCGATTTGGTCATTTTGCATAGGGTGATAGCTATCTGTTAAGCCAGACACTAAAACCTCTTTGTCATCTTTTACTAAAGAAAAAAACTTATCACTTTTAACTAATTCATTAGCAATAGTATTTCCACCTTTAGCAAATAATACGGGTTTCATTTCAACATCCCAATTTAGATTGGCATTGTTCATAAGTTGAGAACAATTTAAATTTTGATCAACAGCATTAAATTGGTTAAGTCCTTTTCCTGTTAAGTCCAATAGACTTGACCACTCATAATTTTTTACTTCTTTCATAAAATTACTTCTTTCTGTGACCATGAAAATATCTTTATAGGACTTTATAGGATAATGCAAGCGTTAAATTAATATAGCCCCGACGAATTCGGGGCTATTTTTACGATTGATATTAAAGGAAATAATTATTTTTAGCTTTCAACCGTAAAACCTTTTTTTGGTAAGTCCCCGTTATTTATAGCCGTTTGTATAACTAGTTCAGACATCAAGCACAAACCCCGAATAATCTTTTTTGGCTTTTCCCTTGGCTACTAACCCCGCTATAATATTGTGACCGTCTAAAAATCTTAGATCACTATCATCAGCATTGATAACTTTGTAACCGTTAAATTTTCTAGGTAAATCTTTTCTAAATACGGCGGAAATATTGCCACCTTTTTTTAAAATATCAAAAGCCTGTTTTTTATTATCTTCATTTAATGAATATGTAAGATGATAATTTTTAGGAAGTTGACCATTAACAAATTTTAATGCTCTCTTATAAATTTTAGTGTAGTCATACCATTGAATACTTTTATATTCCTCAATTAAGCCTGTATTTTCCCATGATATATCCGAAGTGCCATTTAATCTAATACAAGGAGTTAGTTTTTTTGCTTTAGCTTTTACAATAAATGCGTCTATTTCTTTTCTTAATTGATTTAAAAAACTTTCTCTCTCTTGTATATACCACCTCGTTTTATTTATACGACCTTGTTTAACACTGTCAAAAGCACCATGACCAGCGGAATATAAACAAGCATTTTTGCAACCGTCACTAGCTAAAGGGCAAACATTAAAACCAGATTGTGTTGAAGGGGCAAGATATAATATCGCGGTCATAAAACCGTATTTTTGCCCTTTTACAGTTTTTGCGTTGTTATCAATATTAAGTAGTTTTTTTGATTTTACGAATTCTAACATTTTTATTCTTTCTCTTTTTCATTTTGCCTGTAATACCTTTGCCACGATCACTATAAACATTTTGCGTATAATAGTAATCGGGGCTTTTAGTATTTTTGCCAAATGGATAGTTACTAATCATAAATATCCTATTAACATGGGAGTAAATAAAAAACAAATATTAATTACTAAAACTATTAAACAGAATTTTATCACGGTCATGCTACTGCCTTTTTTAATAATTTATATTCTGATAAAATATCTAAAATTAACCACTCTATATATTTATTATTTTCATGGTTATAATTTATATAATCATTATCATGTAATGCTTTTCTTATTGATCTTGCTAATTCTGTATCACTCATAATAACTTTCTCAATTCTGAAACTTTTTTCTCTATATCATTTATACAATCATAAACATCTTCATTCGGATATAATTCTTTTGGTGATAATGTTTTGTTATATGATCTAATTAAATGTATCAAATCCATATCCAAAATATTTTTAAACTCACCTTTAGATTCTGAATAGTGTTGATTAAGTTCGTCGTCGTGCATATCACAAGGGATTTTTCTCTCTTCGATATCTGCTTGTATCTTTAATAATTTTCTTACTATCATTTTTATTCTTTCTGTTATTTATCCCATTAAATAATATAAATTGACATGTCAATAACAAAATGATAAAAAATAAAAAAGAAAGGAAAACTATGAATATAAACACGCTTACGATAAAGCAACAAATGAATAGAGTAGAAGAATTAGACTTATACAAAGAATATCGTCACGCTTACGATAAAGCAACTGAACTAGAATTTTTTGATAAGCAACAAGAAGCAGATTATTATTATGAATATGCTATGCAATTAAAAAAGAAAATTGACAATGGAGAAACCATTCTTTACAAAGTTAATTTTTAGAAAGGAAGAAAATGACAAACGAAGATATAGATAAAAAATTAGAAGATATTGAAAGTAGATACTATAAAGGTCATAAGGCTACATCTACTGAAATAGCTGATTGGTGGTCTAAAGAAGATCAAAAAGAATATAAAAGATTATTAAAATTAAAAGAAAGGAAACCTATGAAAAAGTTTAGAGTTATTGTGTGGGAAGAATGCACATGGGAAAAAATAATTGAAGCAGAAGATGAAGGACAAGCAGAAGTCAAAGCCTATGAAGACATATCAGAAAAAGGTTATGATAATTGGGAAATAGGTAATCATGGAACAAATGATATCATAGAAGTACAGGAGGTAGAATGACACTAGAAGAATTATATTGGTGGAGAGTTGAGAGATTATGGACTATGTATAACAGCATTACAAACGATGAAGTTTATAAAGCTATGTGGGAAAGAAAATTAAAAGAATTATTATTACGGGGGTTTCGTGGAGAATAAAGATAACTTTGAATTACCAGAATATTACAATACAAAAAAACCAAAATCAGAAGAAAATTTAGTTAAGAGAAAATGTTTTGCCTGTAGTAAAGAAAAAGCTATGGGTAAGTTTGAAAGATATTGTAGTGATGATTGTAGGTCAAGGGCTACAAGATATTATCAAACACCTAACAGTATAAGTTGGTAGTATGGCTGTAATAATAGCAATTTTAGTTTTAGTATGGTTAGTATTTTTTTTTCCAATTAGAGGTGCTGTTGAATTTGTAGTTTATACTTTAATTACAGTTATTAATTTTCTTCTATCTCTTCTACCTCTTTAATTTCAACACCGATAGCTTCACCGTTGACAACATTATGATCTCTAATCTCTTTGAGTTTAGCTTCAAGTTCGGGTCTAGTCATGTTATCAAGTGAGGCTGTCACAACCTCTTTACGGTCAATATAAAAACCCGCAAGTTGACCGCGACGATATTCAGCATTTATCGCAGGCCCCATTTGTCCGTTAGTTACAGCAATATCACGCAACCGTGACAATTCTCTAGAGTGTTTTACAAAATCTAACTTACTAGCTTCTGCATATTCACGCTGTAGATTTTCTATAGCTTCTACAACTTTAGGGAAATACTTGGGATTTCTAAGATTACAAGCCTGTGTGACAGCAGATTTCTCTGAATAACCCGCCTGTCTTGCACATTCTGTCT